TCAAGCCCGCTCGATGCCGAGCTGCGCCAGGATAGCTGTGATCAGGGGGCGCTTGCGAGCGAGATACTCGCCGATCCCGGCCACGTTCTCGCGCCCTAGTTGGAGCTTCAACTCCTCATAGCGGCGGCGGTCCGCCTCGTTGGTCCGCAGGTGATCCCTGAAGCTGAGCATCTCGCGGACGGTCGGGTGTCCGTCGACGCAGACGTGCAGCTTGTGGGTGCGGACCCCCGCCACGTCGCGCTTGTAGAAGCGGTGACCGGGCGAAAGATCGCCGCCACGACGAAAGCCGAGCTCAGCAAGACCATCCGTCCACGGCTGAGGCGTTTCCGAGGTCGTGACGATCGCCAGGACATCGATCTCGGGCTTGGCGGCAAGACCGGCCACCGCCGTGCTCCCGACGTGATGCATGGCGATCAGTTCAGGTCCGAAGATGGGCGCTAGCTGCGCTTCCGCGTCCCGGTACTGCTGCGGCCAGCCGGGGTTGGGCGGGGTGATTGAACTGGTCAGCGGCATGCCGGTGATTGTACCTGCAGGTCGTCCGCTTTCCACCCGGAACGGTGAGTTTAGGCGCAGACCCCAACGGTAAGAAACGACCCGTTGCGGACCTTGATGAAGGCTAGGCTGGAGACATTTTCTGTAGCAGCGCCCCAACCGTCACGTCGCCTGATTGCATGTCTTCGAGGCTTCGCGCGTCCAGCCGGTTATCCGCCGCCAAGATGTCCAACAGCTGAGAAACATCTCCAGGCGAGAGCTTGAGATCAGCTTGCAGCCGGGTTGAAGGAGTTAGGTTCGACAGGCCATTGAGCGTCACGCGCCGGAGCGCCTGCATGAGCGCATCGCTACCCTGCATCTCCCTCAAGATCGGGTCGGTCGGTGTTCGGTCGAATTGCCAGCCGTACTTCGACACACGCCAACCAGCGTAGAGCGTGCCGACCGCTGCAACACAGGTCGTTGGGAAGATGATCCAAGCCCCGAGGCTGCGCGGCAGTCCGAGAACGTTCTCCAACAGGAAGGCGACCGTCGCTGTCATCACCCAAGGAAACATCGCCCTATAGGTCACGCTCATTCGCTGAGTGGGAGGCACGGAGGCCATCTTCTTCAGATGGGCGTTGTAGGTTTCGATGAGCGACTTCATGCGCTGATACCACTTGCAGCGAAGACTAGTGTCAACGTCGCCTCTCCACCCAACTTTGCCGTTCGGAACTTCCCCTTGTTGGCCGTGCGGCAATCGTTATCCGCGGGCGCTTCCGATCCGCGGCCGCGCGAGCACAAACATCCATCGATCCCAGTCTATCAAGCATCCCCTGAAATTCTGGGAGAATGTTCGACCGAGAAACGGTAATATAAGCGTCCAGGTGCATTCGACGCACCAAGCAAAATGTTGCTTCGCGCTGGGAGATATTTGGGAAGCGATTTTCCGATCCCGTTATTCCAGCCAATTTTTTAAAAATTTGCCGTGACAGACCGTCACCTTGTTAAGGCTGAGGTCCAGGGTTCGAATCCCTGCCGTGGCGCCATCGCAGGAGAGTCCGGGCAATCTCTCGGGCTCTCCTGGCCATCTCGTCATTTTACCCGGATATTATTGATGGCGCAGTCCACATGCGCCATAGTCGCGCCCGGGAGCGAACATGGTCTCATCAGATACCTTCACCCTCTTCGAGGGCCACACAGCGCACCACAACGGTGATCTCTTCGCCGTGGCAGGCAAGGCTGTCGATCTGACGGCGGCCGGCGCCCACGGCCTGCTGATTCTGGATGACCAGACCGGCCAGCCGGTTGAGCTCGATCTGCGCCATAGCGCCGATCTCGCCGTATCGGCCTATCGCCAGCGCATGACCGCGCAGCCCCCCCCGGAACCCCCGGAACCCCGCCCAGGTCGCGGCCGTCCCAGGCTGGGTGTCGTCGCCCGTGAGGTCACCCTGCTTCCCCGCCACTGGGACTGGCTGGCTGGCCAGCCGGGCGGAGCCTCTGCAGTGCTCAGGCGTCTGGTCGAGGAGGCCCGTCGGGAGGCTGCCCAGCCGGATCGCCGCCGCAAACATCAGGAAACGCTCTATCGGGCGATGTCGGTTCTCGCCGGCGACCTGCCGGGATTCGATGAAGCCGCCCGCGCCCTCTTCGCCGACGACATGGACGCATTTCAAAGCCGGACCGAAGCCTGGCCCGTCGATGTGGCCGCCTACCTTCGCCGGCTCGTCGAGGCGCCTCAGGACTGAGGCGTCGCCCGCGCCTTGCAGTCGATGTTGAAGGTAAATCCCCCGCCCAGCCCGAGGCTGCCCTGATAGCGGCGGTCGCAATTGTCGATGTGATCCCCCAGAGCGCGCAGGATTTCGGCCTGCTCCGATCCCTCCCGTGCGCCTGCAAGTCCGGTCAGGGTGCTGCACCCGGACGACGTGAGTGCGACAAGCGCTATCGCAAGGCTCTTCTTCATTCGGGAATCTCCGTTGTGGCTGCGTCCCGCGCAGGCTGTGGTTGGGAGGTCATCGCCAGGCGCTGCAGGCCGGATCCGGTGGCGACCGGCAGCGTCCGGTCCAGCTCTTCCAGGCGACGGGCATTTTCGCTCCAGAGCTGGGCCAGCGCCCAGGTCATGAGCGCGGCGACGACGCCCCAGGCCCGTCCCTTCAGGCCTTCAACGGCCCTGAGTGTGGCGGCAGACGTGGCCTTGATCTCGCCCAGACGTTCCTCACATCGAGACTCGTGGTCCGTGAGGCGCTGTTCCAGCGTGGCGAGCCGCTCTGTGGATGTGGCCATGGTTCAAACCCAGCTCCGCTTGAGGATCGCATTGATCTCCGCACCGATCTGCGTCTCCTTGCCGGAGCCGGTTTCCGACTTGGCCTCCGCTGTCTGCTGCCCGGTGAACAGCTGGATCGGCAGACCGCTCAGCATCGCCACCACCTGCTGCGCATGAGCCATCGGCGCCTGCAGTTGCTGTTGCTGGACACTCCGCAGGGTCTCGCCCAGTCCCGCCTGGGCCGCGATATTGGCGCGCATCGCTTCATCGGCCGCCAGCTGTTGGCCCTGACTCCTGAATCCCAGATCGACCTTCTGCGCCCGGTCCTGCAGCTGCGTCTGCGCATTGGCGATCCGCGCCTGGGTCGCCCGATCCGCATCCCCGGCCGCGGCCCCCAGCGCGGTCTGGTAGGCCTGCGAGCGTAGCCCCGCCAGGGTCGAGGCCCTTGCCCGCGACAACTCCCCCTCGGTCATGCTCTGCGTCAGGGCGGCGCCGGAACCGCCGAACGCCCCCGAGCCCGCCAGGTCAAGCGCCTGCTGCGCCCGTGTGCGGCCTGCCTGCACGTCAAGGTCCGCCGCCGTGGTGTCGACCACATCCCTCAGGTACGGATTGAGATAGCGATCCACATAGTCATAGGCCTTGCCGCCAGAGGCAAACGGCGTCTCCGCAGTCTGGAAATCGGATGTCCAGCTGACGTCGGCAGGATCGCGCGGTCCGCCCGTCACACCGGACGGCTTCCATAGTCCGAGGCCTGCTGCAGCCGTCGCGGCCTGCCGTTGCAGATCATGTGTCGGCGCCACCAGCGACCCCGGGTCCAGACCGGCCACCTGTCCGACCTGGCCCGCGACCCGTTGGGTCAGGTTCGATCCCCATTCCGGAACCGTGGGCGTTGTGGTCGTGTTGGAGGTCGAGCTACTCGCGTTGCTCCACTTCTTGCGGTTCCTACTCAGCTTCAGACTCATCTACAGCTCCTTCGCAATGATGCGCGCCAGCGGCGCGTAACCCATGGGCGCCAACGCCCGTTCCCAGCCCGGGCGGCCAACGATCAGCACACGCTGACAGCCGTTCGTCCGCGCCCAGGCTTCAGCCCGGGGGCGCAGGCGGCCCACCAGTTCCTCCAGATCCCCGCCCGCCAGCCAGATCAGCAGCCGCCGCGCCTGCGGCTCGTCCTCGATCAGGGTCACCATGGCTGCGTGGTCGCCCGGCCAGGCCTGCGCTTCTCCTGCGTCCACCAGGCCCCAGACATCCTCGAGCGTGTGGCCGCCTCCGGCATGCGCCAGCGCAGCCTCCAGCCAGCCGCTGCAGCGCTGCCGCTCGGCCGCCGTCACAGCCGACCCGCCGGCGCGGCATCGAAGATCGGCGCCCCGATCCGGCATCCGGTGGGCGCGCTCTGGCCTGAAAACCGTGTCCGGAACAGCCGGCCGCTGACAAGCACGTCACCCTTCGCCTCGCCCGGGGCCAGGGTCACGCTCCGGGTGGTCGCACCCGTGTCCTGCGGATAGAGCCGCCCCGACAACGCCACCGTTACCGGGCCGATCTGATCCTTGAAATCTGGCCAGACCCCGCGAACCAGCATCGTCCGATCGGGATCCAGCACGCTGTCCGCACTCTCGATGAACCAGCCGAAGCCCCCGCCGTCAGCCGAGCGCCCCTTCTCGTGCAGATAGACGGCCCCCTCATAGGTGGCCCCGATGGGGTAGGCGGACGGGCCGGAGTCCACAAACGCCGTACGCGCCATGACGCCCCGGTGCCAGGCGCCCGCGTCGGGGCCGCTAAGGGCGAGGCCGAGATATCGACTGTTCTCATAGCCATCCCGCCGGTCGGGATAGTCAAAACGGACTTCCGAGAACTCAGCGTTGGACGACGCCATCACCTTGTCGCCCTGGCTTGCCGCCAGTTCCTCGGCGAAGTCGCGCCGGATCGGGCAGGCGATCGGCTCGGCCTGTCCGCCCAGGGCATAGCGATAGAATTGCCGGTCAGGGCTGACCCAGAACGCGGCCTGCCCCACCACGACCGCCGCATTCGGCCCGATCAGGCCGCAGTTCCGGCCGACCCGGTCGAACCGCCAGGGCTGGTTCAGCGCTCCGACGAACGTACCCAGGAACAGCGCATCGCTGGTCCAGACCAGCAGACACGGCCCACACATCCGCCCGCCGACAATCCGACCCCCGCCGGTCAGGATATACTCCCGCGCGGTCGATCCGCTGGCGCTCGTGCTCCACTGGTTATTGTTGCGGATCGAGGAATGGCGGACGCAGAGCGGATTGAAGGCGCCCGAAACCTCTTCATTGCAGCCCAGCGCGAACACCTGGTAGCCGCCGCCCTGCGGCGCCACCAGCATCTGCGTCACGTTCGCGGGCGCATTGGCCAGGGCCTGCGCCTTCTGCGCCGTGTCGTTCGTCCAGGCGAAGATAGTCTGGTTGCGGGGGCTCGCCAGCAGCTGTTGGCCCCAGGCGCCGAACGACCATGTCAGCGGGAAATAGTCCGAGACCGCCGGCAGGCCAAACCCACCCACGCCATAGGCCCCCGTGCCGAACCCCGCCGATCCGGCGCCGTCGATGGCGCCCGTCGAGAACCCGGCCGCAGGCGTGATGTCGAACAGCGCCCCGCCCCGCCACAGCTGGAGCTTGCTGTGGGTGCCGAAAGCGATGTCCAGGACGCCGGCATTGTCGGTCCAGGGGAATACCCCCCGGCAGACCCCGGTCAGGGAGTCCGTCATCAGTCGTTCCCAGCCGCCGATCACCTCGGGCCGGCCCAGCCGGAAGCGCACGTTCGAACCGTCGGCCCAACGTCCCGAGCCCGCCAGGGTGGTGTCGTCACCGTTCAGCCCCGGTGGAAACTCCAGGGGAATCCTCATCTGCGCCCTCCTGCCCATTACGAACGTTCAAGTTGAAAAAAGGGGGCGGCGCGCTTGTGTCTGCGGGCGACCGGCCTCAATGATCCGGGTCAGTTCCAGACCGCGTTGAGGCCCCGTGTCCGAGACCACATCCGCCGTGATCCGCGCCCATGCCGATGGCTATGACATGGCCAAGCCGGCGCTCATGGGTCGTCAGGCCGCCGGTAACGGCTTCCTGCGCGCCGCCGTCTACGCCCGCGATGGCCAGCCGATCCGCGGCCTCTCGCCCAATGCAGATACGGCCCGCGGCTTCGAAGCCATCGTCAAGGGCATCGACCCGGCCGCTCCGTTTGAATGGATCAAGTCGGCCGAACCGGAACGCATCGGCGCCACCGGCGTGCTCTATCTGGCGGACATCTCTGTCGCGACGCATGCGCGCGCACGGGTCAGGACCGGCATCAGCGCCTACTCGCTATGCGGCGTCACCCACACCACCGCCAGCCAGATCGCCATGAACGAGATCGCCGGCCTGTTGCGCGAAGCCGTGATGCCCTGGGACGCCCTGGTCTGCACGTCCAGCGCCGTCCTCGAAACGGTCCGCCGCGTCCACGAGGCCGAGGCCGATTACCTGCGCTGGCGGCATGGCGCCGATACCCGCATCGAGGGGCCACAGCTCCCGGTTATTCCGCTGGGCGTTCACTGCGCCGACTTCGACTTCAGCGCGGCTCAGCGGGCCGGAGGCCGCGCGGCCCTTGATCTGGCCGATGATGAAGTGGCCGCCCTCTTCGTCGGCCGCCTGGTCTATCACGCCAAGGCGCACCCTCACGCCATGTACCGGGGCCTTCAGCTGGCGGCGGAACGCACCGGCAAACGGGTGGTCCTCATTCTCTGCGGCTGGACGCCCTCCGAGCGCGTCGAGGAGGTCTTTCGCCAGGGCGCCGCCCAGTTCGCCCCCGACGTGCGCCTGATCTTCGTCGAGGGTCGCGATCCGCCCAGACGCGACAACGCCTGGGCCGCCGCCGATATCTTCGTCACCCTCGCTGACAATATCCAGGAAACCTTCGGATTGACCCCCATCGAGGCGATGGCGGCTGGCCTGCCTGTGGTCGTCACCGACTGGGATGGCTATCGCGACACCGTCCGCGATGGCGTTGATGGTTTCCGCATCGCCACCTGGGCGCCCGAGCCCGGCATGGGAACGCCCCTCGCGCGCGGCCACGAAATCGGCGTCCTCAACTATGACCGCTACTGCGGCTTCGCCTCGGCCACCACCGCGCTGGATCTGGCCCATCTGGTTGACGCGCTTTCGGCCCTGATCGACAATCCCGGCATCCGCAAGGCCATGGGCGCCTCAGGCCGCCAGCGCGCGCGCGATCTCTACGACTGGCCGGTGATCTATCGCCAGTATCAGACGCTCTGGTCCGAGCTGAACGCCCGCCGGCGTTTCCTCACCCGGCCCCTCGCCGGCGCGCCGGCCAACCTGTCCACCAACCTCGACCCGTTCGAGGTCTTCGGCCACTACCCGACCCATCAGATCTCCGCGACAACGCCGCTGACCCTGACGCCCGGCGCCACCCGCGAGCAGCTCCTGGCCTGCCTGGACCACCCCCTCTTCGGCACCATCCCCAGCCCCCGCGACCTCACCCTCAGCGTCTTCGCCGCCGTGGAAACCGGCGACACAACCCCCACCGCAATCGCCACCCGGGTCAACTACCCCGTCTCCGCCATCGGCCGGACGCTGGGCCAACTGGCCAAGATGGGCGTGGTGAGGTTGGGGTAGGATGAGACCGTGACGCGCCTCATTGTTATCCGGGGTCTCTATGCAACAGAGCACCAACTATCGCGACTTCCTGCAGCTCTCCCGCAAGCGACCGTCGAATTCGTAGACACACAGGGCGTCGGAACCACGATTGAGGGGCTCGTAAGCCACTACAACGACGCCTTTGCTCGTCTGGAGAGTTTTCTAGTCATTGGCGTATCTATCGGAGGTGTTGTCGCGCTTGGTCTTCGCTCTGGGGGACTAACAGGCGTGTTGGCTCTCGATCCCCCGCTCAGGCCATCGGACGACCCGGTACTAGCCGACATTTGTCTTTCGCGCGGGGACCCACTTGCCGAAGCGCTACGTCCGGACCGGGACTACCTTAAACTGATCAATCCTACCTGCCCGACTGTCATTCTGGCCGGCGAGAATGGCGCTATCAGCAATGAGACCCTTGAAGACGCTCGAGGCCGGGGTGTGAAGGCCGTTCGCGTTGCGGGTGTCGGGCACGATGTAACACGCGGCGCGTCAGACTTGGTGCTTGCCGAAGTTCGCTCTCTCTTAAGCGCGAATACGTAGCAGTTGGATTACCACCCTTCCCTGCCCGCCAATTCCGCTTGTTGAGCCAGGCCCAGCGCCACCTGATCCACCCCCGCCTTGCTGCCCCGGCGATGAAGCCGAAAAACTGCCATTCCCACCAGCACCGCCAACCAGAGCGGCTCCGGAGTCTGAAAAACCTGCTCCACCACCTCCGCCAGCAGCGCCGCCAGATGCCCCGCCGGCTCCACCTCCCGCGGTAGATGCCCCCGCTGAAGCGCGACCTCCATTGCCGCCGGCTCGATTCACATCGCCACCTGCTCCGCCGCCGCCTACACCGGCGGCCGTCGTAGTGCCGCCAAAACCGCCTGTGGCCGAAACAACTTGGCCATTAGGTAACGTGACGACTGTAGCCGTCCCATTGTTTCCGTCAGCGTCGGCAACGCACGGAGCGCCGCCCGCGCCTACGACAAAGGTGATTGTTTGCCCTAGCGACAGCTTGACCCGCTTGAACAAAGCACCACCACCCCCGCCACCGCCAGGGTTTCCACCAGACGCGCCCGAACCACCACCTCCGTACGCGTAGACTAACGCGGTACAAGGTCGAGGAGCCGTAATCGCACCGGAGCCCGACGTAGCGTCGATCAAGCCAACAACTGCAGGGATGGCGGACGAATAAGACTTCCGCCCATCCACCCCCTGCCCCACCAACCCCCTGAGCTTCTGCCGCACCATCAGTAGTCCGCCCATTCAGCGTTGAAGGTGATCTGCTTGGCCACGCGCACGGCCGCATAGACCCGCTCGTTCGGCGCCAGGATCAGTGGGTTGTCGTCGGAAAAGCCAAAGTCGGCCGTGGGCACCTCGGTGGTGTCGGCCATGGTGTAGGCACCCGCCACCGCGCTTTCGAAAAACACCCGCGTCGCCCCCGCGTCGCGCGATCGGAACAGTTGCAGTTGCACCGCGCTGGCCAGGGTCTCCAGCGGGATCGCGCCCACCCGCGTCACCCGCGCCCCGTTGGCGCCTGCCGTGATCAGCAGCACGGTGTTGGTGGGGTTGGTCGTAAGGGTCGTGTTAGCCGCCGAGCACGCCGCGTTGCTGGTCTGCGGTGTCTGGGGCGTGATGATGGAATTGGCTGTAACCGGCATCGTCAGTGTCTCCTAAAGGGCAACGGCGAAAGCGAGCGCGAGGCCCTTTACGGCGCTCGCATAGTCGCTGAGATCTGAGGTGGAGAGCGCCCGCCAGCTGGCGTTGGTCCCGTTTGTGGAGACCACCTTGCCGGCGTTTCCGCTCTGGGCCGGCAGGGCGCCGGCGTTGTAGGACCAGGCCACGCCTGAGACCCAGTCCTTGATCGAGGCGCCGCCATAGCCGGGCGTCTTGACCGCGCCCCCGTCGGTCAGCACCCAAACGATGTCGCCAGGGTCCACGGTTACGGTCCCGCCCGCCCCCGTGGTCACGATCACCGGTCCCGCACAGGCGTTCCAGACCAGGTAGGTCTTGCTCACCGCCGGCACCGTCACCGTGAACGGCCCGGCCCCGCCGGTGAACTTGATCATCGCCGCGCGCGCCTCGTCGTCCTGGGCGTTGGCGGTGGTCAGTGCGGCATTGCCGGTCAGCGGCTTGGTCAGCCAGCCCGCCACGGCATAGTCCGCCTTCTGCAGGACGGCGTTGAGTTTCTCCCCCCAAAGATTGATGTTTTCGCCGGTGAACTGCAGTTCGAACCGGAGTGAAGTTGACCAGGATGAAGGCATCAGACGATCACGGCTCCCGTGTCTTGGCGGATCCAGTTGATCCCGTTGGAATGGGCGAGAATGTTCAGGTCGGTGACCAGCACCAGGGTCTGGGGATGGCTGGCGGCCGGCGGCAATCCGGCCTGCGGCACGGCCCACAGCGGCGTCGGTCGCCCCGGCGCGATCAGCGCGCCCAAGGCGTCATGCATGGATTTCAGAAGGGCCCGCAGCCCCTCCGGCGTATCCGGTCCCGGCGGCAGCAGCATCACGCGCCCCGCGCCGCAATCAGGTCCGGCAGCTCACTGCTCAACCGCCCGGGCGCGCGGCTGCGGGCCTCCTTGGCGTTGGCGTCACCAAGCGCGCGGGCCAGCTTGCTCTCATAGGCGCCCGCCAGTTCCGCATCGCGCAGGAACGGCGCCGCCTCGCTCAGCGTCGCAAACAGGTAGAGGTCCGGAAATTCCGTGAGCAGCCCGTTCGTCGGCGCCGCGTCCGACAGCGCAAACCGGCGCAGCATCCGCAGCGTGAAGCCATAGGTCTGGTCGCAGGGCCGGTCGAACGCCAGGTTGGCGCCATCCACCGTCCAGGCGCCCGGCTCGCCGCGCCGCGCCGACACCCCGATCAGCCCGGCCTCGCGAAACGGCACTTCGTCCCGGCCCGTCGCCCGCTCAATCCACAGCCTGAGCGGCTCGGTGAACCCGGCCGGCAGCGCCAGCATCCGTACGCCCGCACCCGCCGACAGCGAAACCTCCGCCTCGGCCAGCCTGGCCCGCATCACCCGGTTCAACCGGGCCTCCGCCAAGGCGATGAATTCCGGGATGCGCGCGGTCAGATCCGCCCGCACCAGCCAGTTCGCCGCTGCGGCCTGCAGTTCGGCATAGGTCGTGATCGCCATCTTGGGCTCCAGACATGAAAAAGCCGCCCGGAGGCGGCATTGAGGGGAATGAAAAAGTGGCGGCGCGTCCCGGCTAGATCGCAGCCAGCGTGTCGCGCGATGCGCCGCCTACAGCATGGCCAGCCCGATCCAGACCAGGAATGGCATCGCGCTCAGTATCAGCCAGGCGACCATGGCGCCGGCAAACGCCAGAAACGGCATCGCGCCCGGCACGCGCTTGACAATCACCCGATCCATCAGCGCCGTCATCACGCCAAACAGGATGATTGATAGTATGGCAGGTGTGCCTTCCGGGAAAAACAGGGCGAGAGTCACGGGAACCAGTGAGAAAGGGATGCTGATCGTGTTTCCGATCTCTAGCCAGAGACCATAAACGATAAGACCCGGAATGCCGTAGTAGTGGATAAGGCTTACGGGCAGGCTGATCCATAGCCACGCGCGGAGCACCCAACGCGGAATCGTAAGTTTCCGCCGTTCAGCGGACACGGATTTTTCCTGACCGGCTGGCTCGTCCATAGGCGTCCTGCGCTCGCTGTGACAATGCATCAGATCCTAAACGCCCCATGAGTGAATCGAGTACGGCCTTCTGTCCGGGACGCACCGTTATCGGCGGCCCTTCTTCAATGCCGCTCAGCGCGCCGACGTCACCCCATTCCGCGGCCGTCAGTGCCCGATCCTTCAGAGCTGCAATCTCGGCATCATTGAACTGGCCGTCCGTAAGCCCGCGTATCGTGCGATCAAACCTCTTGTCGGCGCCGCTTGCACGCATCCCGCCCAGAACAGCGGCCTTCTGAAATCGACTGAGAGCGACCTGGTAGGTTTGCCCGGGCCGGCCTGCGTCGACCGAGCGTCGGGGCGCTGTTGTCAGCCCCTCGCCCCCCTGTCGCAACAGCGCATCCAATCGAGCCCGATCCCTGTCTGTGAATAGCATCTGGCCTCCAGAAAAACAGAACAATAGAAGAACGTCAACAGTCGCCCGCGGCGAAAGCAAGGCCCGGGCGGTCCCTCAGGACCGCCCGGCGCCCCCCCCGCTAGTTGTTGCCCAGACGGCAGGCCAGCTGCGGCCGGATGGTCCTGAAGCCGTACAGCACGTCCAGACGGCAGGGGAACTTGTCCCCGTTGATGTCGTAATTGCGCACGATCCGCATCGAGACGCCGTCGAACACCTCGCGTGAGGCGAAGTCCACGCCTGTGGGGAGCACCATGTCCGCCGTGGCGAAGGCGAACGCGCCCTTCTGATAGGCCATGGAGATGCCGTGGTTGACCGATGCCGTGCCGGCGAAGTTGATGGCGGCGCCGTTGGCCGGCGAGGCCGAAACGTTCTGCCATGCGCCCGACGTCACGATCGCCGGTGAGATCGGGAACGACGTCGCCGTCGCCCCGGTCCCGACCACAAACTGCTGCAGTACGCCCGTCGACTGCTTGGTCTCCGGATGCACCCGGAACAGACCCGGGATCGTGAACACGTCACCGGCCGCCGGCGCGCCGGCTCCGGTCGAAACGGTCAGGGTGGCGCCGGTCTGGCCCGCACCATTCACGATGAATGCAGCGTTGGAGGGACCCCGAAGGTGCGAGGGCCACAGCGTGTTCTCCATGAAGTCGAACCCGGCCGTACGTCCCATGAAGCCTTCACGGTTCTGCCTGGCGATCGTGGTCTTGTCGTTGAACAGCCCCTTCAGCGCGTCCACCAGATCCACATTGTCCTGGGTGTTCAGATTGCAGGTCCGCCCGTTCAGCGGCGCCAGATTGTCCACCAGAATCTTGCGGGCCTGCAGCACCCGGGTGAAGGTGGCAGGCCCCGCGCCCTGCACCTGGTTGTAGACATCGCGGTACATGGTCATGGCGTCCGCCTCGATATGGGCGGCCAGCACGCTCATCGCCGGCTCCAGGATCCGCTCCGAAAAGTCATCCAGGGCCATGGTCAGGTCTACGGAGGTGAAGTTCAGGTCCACCCCCTTCTGGGTCTGCACCTTCAGGTCCACCGAGTTTTCCACGGTGTCCTGGGCGGCCAGGTTCGGACCCGTCCGCACTACATACTGGTTGGGCAGGCGCACCTTCAGCGTGTCGCCCACCTTCGCGCCCTGCTGGGCGAAGCTGTCGTCATAGTCGCGCGTGATCGTGCCCACGAAGTTGAGCTTCTGGTGCAGCACGCGAAGCGCCTCCCGCGTCACGGCGGTGGCGGACAGAATGGTATTGGGCATGAAATATCCTTTTGAATGGGTTGGGTTTCAGCCGCGCAAAGGCGTCCGAGGCGCGAGGGTCGCGCGTGCTCGGTCGCAGCCGGTCAGGCGGCGGCAGGTTCGATTGAGGTGATCTGGCCGGTTCCTTCCACCGGGCCTCCGTCGCCGGAGCCGTTGGAAGACGGCCAGATCTCTTGTTTTCTGGATCAGAAGCGATAGAACAATATGGGAACAACGTAATCGGGCGCTGTCGTCGACATTGAAGGAAGACCGGATGAAGTCTCTGCGTTGGCGCTACACTGCCTTCACGCTTGTCCTGGCGCTCGCGGTTTCATTTATCGTCGGGTCATTTGACCTTCGTCTGGACGACGATCAGCGCTCCATTCTGCTGATTTCAGGATTGGTGCTGTACTTGGTGACCACCAATGGACTGTTGTACCTCTTGTGGCGGGAACCGCCGCCGGGCAGCCGGGTAGTCCGGATTGGCAGAATTGCTTCGATCCTGCTTCTGGGTGCACCGACCCTGGGAGGCCTCATCGTCTACATGGTCATCATGGACGACATTGGGGGTATCGCTCTCCCGGTCGTTGCCGCACCATTCGCCCTGATAGCGCCCCTATGGGTCTTGGCCCTCAGGCGTAGTCTCCGAAAGACCCCGACATCGCTCAGCGAGGTTTTCTAGGCGCCTGCGCAAGGGAGTCCCTCAGATGATCGATCCACGGCCACGGTGCAAACCTTGGTCCGTCTTTCCACCCCCAGGTTTGATCATCTCCAACCCGTTTGCCAAACTGGACTTCGGTTTGGTCGCCTACAGCCATGTTGGAATTGGCGATCGGGTACCCATAGAGTGTGCCTGAACGATTGATCCAGGCGGCCGAACGCTCGGAGGGCCTCTTGGCGTCTCTTGCCGCGACACCCGGAAGGTACGTCTCATGGAGCAACCGTTCGCCGCGCCCATAGTCAGGGCTTTGACGCGCAGGATCGACCTGCGCCTCGAGTCTGAAATCCTTCTCACCACCTCGAAAAATGTACTGCTCCCGACCGTCGTCGTACTCGGTGTACATGTGATCCGGCAGGATCTTCTTGATCGGCTCCGGCAGCTCGTGGCCGGTCGCTTCTTCAAGCATGTTGGAAAAGATATCGAAACTCCGCACGGTAACGCGCGTTCCACGCGGCTGCGCCTTCCGGGGCGCCGCCGTCAACGAGGCATAGGCCCGCAGGCTCATCAACGGCCCTGATGGCAACGGCGAAGGCGCCGACGGCCCCGGCAGGTTCCCCTTCAGAAACGCCGCCATCAGCGCCCCCGCGCCATCTGTTCGTTGCGCCGGCGCATCCATTCCTTGGTCGCCAGTTCGTCGCGGACGCCGCCCGCCCCGCCGCCGCCGCCGCTGATGGAGACCGCCGGCCGCACCGCTTGTGCAGTCTCCCGCGCCCCGACCTCGCTGGCCTGATCGGCCCTCCAGGCCTTGTGCAACAGCTTCCACAGGCGCGGATCGGCCATCTCGCGCAGCTCCTCCATGGTCACGCCGAACGCCTGGGCATAGTCCACCAGCTTGCCGGCCACCTCCGGCGACCAGCCCTCGATCTCCTCGCTCAGCTTGCGCCCGGTTTCGGCCATCGCCTCGGCCGCCTCGCGCGCCGCCTGCAGCGCGGATCGCTCCTGGTGGTGACTGACCGCATAGGCCAGCTGCTCGCGCGCCTGCGCCAGTCGCTGGAATGTCGACCAGCTCGCCTGCGCACCCTCCGGATCTTCGGCTGCATAGCCCTCCCAGTCTACGGCCTGGAAATCTTCAATCTGCTCATCCAGCGCCGCCAGGCGCTGTTCGTCCCGGCTTGCACCCTGGTGGGCGTTCACCCGCGCCGCCAGCGCCTCGCGTTCCGCCTCCAGCGCGCGCCGGTGCTCCGCCAGTTCCTGGGTCTTGCGGGTATAGTCCGCCTGCCGCAGCACCGCGCCCTTCAGCGCCGCCGGCAGGGTGTGCACCTGCCCGTCCAGTTCCAGCTCGAACATCTCCGGATCCGCGCCGGTCTCTTCCAGCATGCGGTCGTCGTCGCGCACGAGGTCGCCCTCGCCCGCCAGATAGGCGTCGTCATGTTCCATGGTCGTCCTTTTTTGGAAATGCCCGTGCGGGCGGTCAGAAATGTTCGCAGGCCGGCGTCGGCCGCGAGTAGCGTTGCATCTCGGTCAAGGCGGGCGCGCAGGGAGCCCTTCTGCACGGGATGCTATCCCCCGGCCGCCGCGCATAGCGCCTGTAACGTCAGCCGTGAGTATTCCGCCGGCGACGTAACCTGATCATCGTCGCCGCAGTAATGCCGATAACCTGAAATACAATCCAGAATATCCCGACCAACATTACAGTCATTATACTGTATATTGTCCCGTTTAGCGGCTGCTCCGGCGTCTCCCAGGCGCCTGTATCAATTTTGATAAGCAACAAGGGAACAAATACGAAGGCCAATCCAGCCATGACAAAGCTGTACGCATTCAACGCGATCCCGATCCATGTACTTCGCCAAAGCGCGATCATCACGCCGGGAACCGTAAGTATTGCGGCAATACACACAATCAGAACCAGAAACCAGACGCCGTCGTTCATCGCCGCGCGCCTAGAGCTCGGGTTTTCATCCAGTCATTGATCGGCTGCTCATCACTCAGGATGTCCATTTTCGGCCGTCGGCTGGCGTCCAGCACCTCACGCGCACCGCTCCGGACCATCAATGTGTCGACGTCCTTATGGTGGGCGCTGATAGCGGGACGTCGATCCGCCCGGTCGGTGGGGAGCCTTGACGGGATCCCCGCGAAGAACGGGATCCGGGCAAGCCGGTCAGAGCCGTCGCGGGATGATGGCGTCGCATCCACATTCATCCAGAAACCGGCAGGTCGCCCCCGCTCGGGCGCAGCCCGAAAGGCGGTCACGGGATCAACGGTGACCAGGTTGTCGACCCTCAAGCCTTCACGTCCGGCCCTTACGGTGGCGTTGAACGCATCCGGCCCACCGTAGCTGTGGCCGACGACGTTCACCGGACCTCCAAGGCGGTTGGCGGCCCGAATGGCCTCGACAACCTCGCCCGTCCTGGCGTTCGGGAAGTACGCGACACGTCGCCCCGTCTCTTTGGCGTAGGCATCCTTGTACTGTCGCAGAGCGCCGGAGACGCCCGTTTCCTTGTCATCCAGAAACCCGCCTATGAAGATATCCGTACCACGTTGGGCTTCCGGAACCTCGACCGGCCACCTGGAGAACATCGAGCTCTCATCGGGCCTGGCCGGCAGGGGCAACGCGCCGACGCGATCAAAGACCGAAGGGCGCTCTCGCTGAACCGGCTTTGGCTTAGGCATGGGAAATCCGAACCGTCGAAGATCTTGGGCGGGCATCGTCTACTCCATCAGAACTAATCAGGAACATCAAGCGGAAAAGTCAGCGCGCGCCCGTGGCACGCATCCGATTGGTCTCGGCTTCGAATGCCTCGATTTCCAGCTTCCGCGCCTCATGCGCCCGGTCCTGCTTCAGCCCTGCGATTTCCGCCCTCGCCGCCGCCAGCGCCTGGGCCAGCTGCCCCATCTGCGCCCTGGCCGCCTCCACCTCCGGCGCCGCGCCCTTGGCCTGCGGCGGAACCAGCGCCGCCAGCCGCCCGGCGATCTCGTCGGCCCCCGGCCAGTCCAGGTTCCGGGCCAGCAGGTCACCCACCACCGGGGCCGCCGCCGGATAGGCCCGGATCAGCTCGATCATCTGCGTCGCCGCCTCCTCACGCCGGCTGGTGAAGCTGGGTCCGGACCGCACCGTCAGGTCATACTTGCCCGCCGCCAGATCATAGATCTTCTCGACCTTGCGCAGCGGCCCCGCCGGATCGGCGCCCGCCGGCCCGACACCGACCGCTTTAGCCGACCCGTCCGGCCCCAGCACACGCACCACCCGCGAGGTTGCGTACACCTTCGGGATCAGGTCGATCAGGATGCGCCCCGCGTGCCGGATCGCCCGGCTCAGGTTGTCGATGTAGTGGAAGGTCGACACATCCCCCTCCCGCTGCCTGGCCATGATCGCCCGGCCCGAGGTCTCGTTCGACCGCGCCCCCAGGCTGGCGTCATACAGCCCCATGATCGACTTCATGTCGTCCGAGGCGTTCAACGCCTCCTGCAGCGCTCCGGCCGGCACGCCGGCAAACCCCTGTCGCATCGGCGGCTCGGGGCCGTCATATTCGATGTAGGCGTGGCTCTGCACATTGGCCGTCGCCCATTTTGCCGAGTCCGTCTCGAACGCCCCCGTGCGACCGATGAACGGCGCCTTGGGCGCCAGCGCCACCAGTTCCGTCGACGTGGTACGCCAGTAGTTGAACATCCGCTGCGGATCCTTGGCGTCCCGCACCAGGCTGCGTAGCCGCCGGCGCCCGTCCACCATCAGTTCCTCACCGTACACCGGCACGATCGGGATGAACCGCCCGGCCCAGTCCACGGTCTCCAGCACCTGCGCCCCGCTCAGAATTCGCTGCGTCACCCTGTGGCTCGCCACCTGTCGGGGCCGTCCCACCACCGTCACGCCCAGCGCATCGAACATCGCCTTCTGTGCGCGATAGATCGCCTCTTCGACCACCTGGCCGTCCGACAGCGCCAGGATCGTGCGCATCACCCGGTCGCGCCGCCAGTATTCGGCGACCGCCACCCGCTCGCCGCTCACCCCGACGCCCACGGCCGACCGCGGCCCATCGCCGCTCCAGTCCACCGGATCAGCGCCCTTCCAGCGGCCCTCGAAGACCCGGCGCGGCAGGCTGTCCACCACAAACGCAGTGTTCCAGTCGCCGCTGTCCGCCGCCGTCGACTCCGGATCGCCATACACCCCGAACGGGTTGGCCACGCGCTCGACCACGATATCCTGGTCAAAGCCATCGTCGGCGGCATAGCGGGTGTTGATCCGGAAATACCCCACCCCGCAGGTCACCGCGAAATCCAGCGCGGTGTCATAGGCCACCTCCGCATCGCTCGACTGCTCGATGTGGCGGATCAGGCCGTTGAACACCTCCGCCGTCTCCGGGTCCGCCCCGTCGTCCACGGGATGCACCGCGATCGCCGGCTTGTTCTGGCGCGCGTCATTGACCACCTGGCGGATGAACGCCGGCAGCCGGTTGATGGTCAGGCTGGGTCGACCCTCCAGATCCCGCGCGCGCCGCACCGCCTCCGGCCACTGCTCGCCCAGCCGCGCAAACCGCAGGTCATCCAGCGCCTCGCGCCGGTTCTCCGCCTCGGCCTCCGCCGCCAGCTCGAACGCCTCGCGGGCTTCCTCAAGAATATCATCATCAGACAAGGCGAAACCCCATGGCAAAGGGCCCGCCTGACGCGAGCCCGGCGAGTGAAACAGCCGCCCGCAAGGCGAGCCGCCACGACTGGAAAACTGAAAGCCTGGAAGCAGGTCGGCGCTCGCCCCGGCCTCAGCCCCGCAACCGCGAAGCCTCCGAAGGCGCACTCCCTGACGCTGACAAATTTCTATCGAAATTGCGCGGCGATGTCAAGACAAAACGTGAACAAAAAGCCCGAAAGGATGTGCCCGTCGCGCCCTTACCCACCTCCCGGCGCAGGGAGACCCTCTGCAGCCCGCCTCAATAGTCCGCGAACCAGTCCAGCCCCAGCACATCATGGATGCCCGCAATTGACTTGATCGCACGCACCTCGGCCTGGAGCGCCCTCAGCTCGTCGCTCACCTCGTCGTCATCGCTCCAGTAGCCCGGGTTCGCCTCCATACCCTTGCAAACCCGCACCAGAGTCTCGGCCAATCCAACGGCCGGCAGCGCCTCCAGCTCATGCTCAATCCGCCAGAGGCGTTTGCCAAGAAACATCAGGCGATTCAGCAAGGTGTCCGCAGCGCCGGTCCGACGCACCGACAGAACGCGCCAGCTCTGCCCGGTCGCGTCCACCAGTTCCATATCGGCCTGCATATTGTCCTTGAGCGTCTTTGACCCACAGACCGTCAACGCCTCACGGTCAGGAAACCCCCAGATATCCCCATCCGGCGTGAACCCCAGGATAGGGTAATTCCATTCGATCTCGCCCGTCCGCACGGCCTACCTTTGCACAACCTTATAGAGATTGATAATAAGCACTCAACCACAGCGCAAAATCATTTTCGCGGCGGCGGCGGCCCCGGACGGGAGGGCTGGATGACGTTCTGCCCGGTGTCGAGCAGATACCCGCCGACGCCGGTCGGAACGGCCTTCATCCAGTCGGTCGTACCGTACCAGACCTGTCCGAGCGGCCCATATTTCGGCTTTCCCGCCCAGCTGCCGGTCAGCCGGCGATGCTGTTCCTTCGGCATCACCTTCAGCAGGGCGAAGTGGTTGCGCGGATCCTGAACGGTCCTTCCAAGCCCCTTGAGCGGAATCGTGTGGTGCACCTCCCGGCCCGGCCCGGTGAGGCCAGCCCGCTTGATCGCCTTCTGCGCGGCGATGTCACGACAAAACGTGAACATCTGTTGTTTCAGCGCCAGCCAGTCTTCCGCCCCAGCGCCCAGTTCCGCCACCATCCGTCTCACCGCGCCCGCGGTCCGGCCATCAGCTGTACATAAAGCACCGCGGCGATGGCGCACCCCACCGTGGCCAGCGGCCTGTCCATCATGATCTCGATGCATTGCTTCAACAGGTCAGACATGCGCGGCCTCCACCCGCAGCGTCCCCCACCTGCCTTCTACCAAAACACGCCTAACGCCCGGTTCAGCCGGTCGATTAACGCGAGCCTCAGCCCATCCAGGACTGCGTCTCCGGGCGAACGCCTCGCCTTGCTGCGGCCGGCCGCGCCGCCACCACGCCGCGGCGGTTCAGCGCAAACTCGCCGAAGGCGTCGGCGCCATGGCTGGCCCCGTCATGCAGCGGGCCGGCATAGCTGTGCGTCGCCCGGTTCCAGCGCTTGCGATAGGCGCTCAGCCGCTCCAGTCCTGCGGCGCAACGGCCCTTGTCGAACCAGCACATGGGGATCATCAGGCGCGCGGCGTTCACGCGCTCCTCCGGGTCGGCCCGGCTACCCACCACGATCCGCGACAGCCCCATCCCGCCCAGGGCGTCATAGCGCGAGCGCCCGGTGGTGAACTCCCGCACCATCACGTCATGCGGCAGGTGATGAACGCCCCACAGATAGGGCTTGGCCGCAATCGCCTCGCGCACCACCGTGTCCAGCCCCACCCCGTGGGTCTCGTAGTAGTCCACCACGCGGATCTCGCGCCCGGTCTGCTGGAAGTACCAGATCGCCGTATAGTCATCGATGCCCAGGTCCCAGGCGGTGTCCACCGTCAGCGCGGGGTCCACCGGCACATTGGCCACCCGCCCCGCCTCCCGCGCCTCGCTCAGCGCCTCGGCATAGTAGGCGCCGGGCGCTGCGGCGTCGAAATCCACCAGATACTCCGACGCAAACTTCGCGCGGCCCTCCGCCTCGGATCCCAGCTCCGCCACCAGTTCGCGCCGCTCCCGCTCCAGTTGCTCCGGCGTGAACACCTCGGTGTTTGCGGCGGAGGCGCGCAGGGTGAACCACTCCTCGTCGTTTTGCCGGCTCTCGAACGCCTGCGTGGCGTGGTTTCGCCCGCGCGGCGTCCACAGAAACAGCGCCCATCCCTGATTTTCCAACAGAATTGGCCGGATGTAGGCCCAGGACTCCGGATGCGCCAGCGACCACTCCGAAAACACCACGCCCACCACCGAGGCTCCCATCAGGCTGTCGTGGTTGTCCGACCCCAGCACCTGCCAGGTCGAGCCATTGGCGAAGGTCACCTTCATCTCGCTGTCGTGGAAGGTGGGGCTGAGGTGTTCGCCGAACGCCTCCTCGATCCGCCGTAGCCCGGTGTGCGGATTGACCGCGTCCCAGATGGCCTTGCGTCCCTGCGCCGCCTGCGGCAGCAGGTGCCAGTAGCCGCCCGGCCGATCCTGCACCGCCCAGGCCGCCCAGTGCAGCGCCACCTCATCCTTGCCCCACCGTCGGTGCGCCGCCACATCGGCCCGCAGTTTCCCCTTGCACAGCGCCTCCCACAGTTCGTGCTGATAGGGACGCGGCTCCCATTTCACCGGCACACGCATCATCGGTGTGGGGGGTGTCGTTTCGGTCTCGATTTCAGGCTCCGGAACCTCCGTCACTGCTCTCCCTCCAGCAGGATCTCCCGCAGGAACGCCCGCCCCTCGTCGTCGTACAGCTTCTCGTACCGCCGCACCCGGATGTGCAGTTCCACCTTGCCGGGCGGCGCGGGCGTTCCGACCCTGGACCCATAACGCGCCGGCGAGGCCCGCCCCGCCGCCCACTGCAGGGTCTGGATCTGCACCTTCGCGGGGCCGACAGTCGCCGGCGTCACCGCCCGCGCCGTATCGAGCATCTCATCGGCCAGCGCGTCGGCGCCCATAAGCCGGGCGGTCTCGACCTTCTGATCCACCCCGGGCTTGGTCTTCCGCCACTGGTAAAGCGCCGTGTAGGACGGCATGTGCGCGTCCTGGCTGATGGCCAGCCAGGTCTCCCCCACCGCCAGCCGCGCGCAGATCTCGTCCACAAGCGCCTCGCAGTATCTCACCGACGTCCGTCTCGGCCGCACGGCGCGTTTCCGGGTTTCAGGCGCGCGCACGCGCCGCTCAGGCGTCTCCGCCAT